CCTGCCTTCCGGCGGCCCGACGACGAAGCATGGGGGGCGAGTCAACCCACCCCCTTGTTTAATCACGATTATCGGTTCTGCGCGCCGGGACCTGGGATTTTTTGACTTGGTGACACTAATTTCCAAGTGGTTTTAAAATGAAAAGCCTACAGAAAAAAAGTAAGAAAAACAATTTGTGCGGTGACACCCCAAAATCGCGGATTTGACGAGCAATGTCACCAGGATATATACTTGACTCGCGGAACCAAACCCCCGGAAACGTATGTCGTTGATTAAAAAACACGTTGACTTAAAAACGCACTGTCTGCGCGGCCATCTTCGGACGCCCGAAAATTTGAGAAGAGGGTCCTGTAAGATTTGTGCCACCTTCCGGGACAAAGAGAACATTCGACGAAGACGGAAAGAGAATCCGGCCCGATTTTTACATACTCAATTGAAACATCGGGCGAAAGTCCGAGGACAACTTTTTACCATAAAAATTACAGATCTTCTCCCTCTCCCAGAGTACTGCCCCGTCTTGGGGATCCCAATCAATTATGGGCATTTGAAACTGGGGCGGGATCACCGGCCAAGTATAGACCGCCGAGATAACAGTAAAGGGTACGTTCCCGGAAATGTGGCCGTGATGAGTTGGCGGGCCAATCGCACAAAGAACGACGCGTCTCTCGACGAATTGCGAAGTGTGGTTTCCTGGTTAGAGGGTTCGACATGGCCCCACATAAAACCCTTGACATCCGCTTCCGATCGCGCTATTCTGAGGACCTCATGAGCATCCCAGCAGAAGTCGAACAGAACATCAAAGACTGCGCACATGCCGCAGTAGTTGCCTTTCGCCAAGAACTCGGTGTGGATAACAGTAAGTCCACCTTCATGTCCGTTTTCGAGAATGTTCTCTTGCCGAGTATGAAGCGTCTTTTTGCGGATATTGGTCGATCTGAATTTGAGAAGTACGGTCGCGAACACGTCCGGGAAGTGGTGTTGAAAGTTTTTGACAACTTCATCGAACAAGGAAAAATATGAGCGATACCGCCAGCCACTGCCGCGATTGCCATAAGCCGGTTCGAGGAAGTTCCCACGTGGAACTGCCAAGCGGTGCAAAATTGTGTTTCCCGTGCTTCGAGAAGTTGGAATGTAGCAAAAAAGATCGGAAGAGGAGGGACTAATGAAAGTTAGCATTCAAAATCTTTGGGACGAAAGTAGGAAGCGTCCGAACATCTATTTCTACTTGTTACCAGAAAACGAGACCGAACGGGCACTGCTAATGAGCCTTTACGGAATCAAACCTCGTTTTGTCTCGCGGACAAACGGCGAGCATATGCTCGACTTCTTTCCGCCCGGAGACCCGAAGTGAGCTGTGAGTATTGTGACGGTGCGGATCCCGTCTGCTAGACTTATTCGATGGCAAAAAAGAAACCAACTAACTGGCAGGAAGTAGATGAGGCCCTCATTGCCTCCCGCACACCTTCCTTCGGATCACAGTCGCGCGGTGCGGGCAACGCGCCACAGATCCGCTACAACCGCCCGGAGGTAGCAAAACACGTCGCTCGTATGATCATCGGGTCCAATATGGACACCGAATCCGCGGTTAGCAAAATGTGGGAGGAGGAATATCCAGATGCTACCGAAGCGCAGATCATCGCCATGGCGCGCACGCTCGAAGAAGCGCCGGCGATCAAAAGAGAAATCGATGCGCAACTGGAAGACATCGGTTTTGGAAAAGATGCTCAAAAGAAATTTATCGGCCTTCTTTGGAAAGAAGTCTTGGGCGGAAACGACAAAAGATTTCCCGTGGCTGCTCGGCTCCTTGCGGAGATTACGCAAGCACTTAAAGCTCGCGACCGCGACAAGGTAATGCCGAAGCTCCAGCTCGCTGGGATGGAGGAAGGATTAGCGACACTGCTTGGAGAGGCTGCGCCCGACACGGAGGTGTCTCTTGAAGATGTCTTGGCAGAATCTGGCACGGAGGCTTCCGACGTGGATGACGACGCCACAGGGACGAAGTAGCTTAAAATAGAACTTGATGTCAACTGCCGCCCAAACTCCGAACATTTTGCAGACGATCCTCGGTGCATTGAAAAATCAATATGCTGCGGGTCCCCCGGTGGGCGCACCAAGTCCCGGCGTGGGCTCTGTAATGGATGCTCGTAACATGGCTTTGCGGGGCAGTATGCCCGCACTTCCCCAGCAACCAGCAGCTCCTATGGCTCAATCGAACCTGGTTCAGCCACAGGATCTTTCTGGGGCCCAGAGGTTATACGGCTCCCGACCAGGTGAACAGCGGTTGGACGCGAACGGGGACCCGATCCAAGGATTCAGCGGCGTAAAGCGAGCGCCGGGGTTATAATAATTTCAGGAGTCCAGTCATGTCAAATTCTCTCGGTGTGTCCCACAAAGAAGTGACCAAGAACAAGACCCAAGCGAACGTCAAGGGCCAACCCGCGAAAACGCAGCCTTCTCCGAAGTCTGGCAGCTTCGAACTGATGACTCCTTCCGGCCTCGCCGGCAGCGGCCTCAGTGGCATCAACCGCGCCAGCAACAAGTCCAGCGAGAAGGCAGTCGGTTCGGGCAACGGCGCCAGCAACCAATCCAGCAAGAGCGGGTTGGGCGGCGGCAACGCCTCGATGCCCACCAAGAATTCCGGCAGCAAGAACTTCGGAGCTTAATATGGCAGTTCATGACGATGCACCGCAGTACAACAAGAAGTCGGTCGGCGGCGTCGAGATGAGCGGCCTCATGAAGGTCCGCACGAATTCGAAGAACGCAGCCGCGCAGATCCACGGCAGCGGGCCGACCACGAAAAGCTATTCCGGCCCCGGCTCGGCAGACAACGCCAGCTTCGACAAGAAGCGCGAGCAGAAAGACGTCAAGCCCAGTATGAAAGGCCTCCCGCTGACAGGATCTCTTATCGCCAGCGAAGCCGGCTCGAAGTCCTTCAAGATGCCGTCGAATCGATCGAACCACAATTCAGTCGGGGACTGCATGTAATGTTTTCTGCCGAATCCACAATGACACCGAATCTTCCCGGGGTGACGTCCCCCGCGCCCATGCCCGCCGCACAGCATCAGAACCCCTTCCAAGGAATTCGCCGCGCCGGCCAAGCCAAGCGCGCCCAGAACTTTGCTCGGTTCCAGCAGAACAAAAGCGGCTCACAAGGCAGCGGTGCAAAGAACCGAATGGCTGGCGGAGACGTAGGAACTCTGGTAGGATCACAAAGCAAGCTTTTCTAAGTTCTGCTTCGGCAGAGGGTGACTCGGCTACCCGAAATGTGTTTCGAGCCGCGCGGGCCCGACGGAGTGCGAACTAATCGGGCGTCCAAATTTTATGAAGAGATTCAGAGAATTTTTGGAGGAAATACTCATGAGCATCGCCGCCCTAACCGCAGTCGTCAACCAACTTTCAACCGATGTAAGCGCCCTGATCGCCCTGCAGGCCAATAGCGTTCCCCAGGCCCAGGTCGACGCAGTCACTGCGCAGGTCACGACTATCGACCAGAGCGTACAGGCTGCGATCACCGCGGAGAGCCCGGCTCCCGCTCCCGCTGCTCCTGCTGCCTAACCACATTCAGACAGGTCCTAAAGTCTGGAGATTCCGACGATGCCACAAGAGCTATCGGAAGAGGGACCACCAGAGCCCGCCCTAGAAAGGCGGGCTTTACTTTTGCAAGAAGCCTGTGTCATACTTCTTACAGCCGGGGCGACGGTGTTTACGTGCACGCGCTCCAAGGAGTTGAGGAAGCCCCGGCCACCAAACTTATATGCTCGTTTATCTCCTCCGAAATCGAGTCAACGGGAAGGGCTATGTTGGACAAACACGATCTACTTTGGACCAACGTTGGAAAGCGCATTTGCGTTCTAGTAGTTGTTGCACGCATCTACGTCGAGCAATACAAAAACACACTCCGGAAGTTTTTGAGCGGACAGTCTTGTCCACCGGTCTTACGCCAGAAGTTCTGAACATTTTGGAGCGCTTTTGGATTAAAGAATTGGGAACGCTCGCGCCAAAAGGATACAACTTAACAGATGGAGGAGACGGTGCATTTGTGCGCAGTGCGGAAACTCGGGCGCGCATGAGCCGCGCGGCTAAAGGTCGCGTTTTTTCCGCAGAGCATCGCAACCGCCTTAAAAAAGCGAAGCTAGGCAATACCAATGCTGTTGGGCATAGCGTTTCTGTAAATTCGCGAGAAAAAATGGCTGCTAACAAAGGCCGAGTGTTTTCCGCAGAGACCAGAGCAAAAATGAGTGCGGGGCAATACCGGAGGTGGAGCAATGCCTGATCCATCTCCTGTTTTCAAACGCCACGAACTGCAAGAACACTTGGAAGAAAAAGCAACAGATCTTCTCCCCAGCCAAAGATCTTTTATTTTTGCCCCAGAACGTTTCTCCACGATATCCGGAGGGTTCGGATCAGGAAAAAGTTTTGCTATGGTGTTGAAAGGCACTATTTTGTCGGCGGCGGTTCCTGGCAACGTTGGGTCCTTTCTTTGCTACAGGGGGTCGGACGTTGAAAATCGTCTCTTGCCGCTTTTCATGGATGAGGTTTGCCCCGCAGCCTGGATTCGCTCGTATAACAAAAACAAACGCGTAGTTGTGCTCCGCAACAATTCCATCGTCCGGTTCGATCACATAAAGGACCAAGCGGCTGGTGCGGGAGCAGGCGTTGGTACTCGAAGAGTTGGAAGCAACTGGGGATGGTTCGGCGTCGACCAACTTGAAGAAACTTTAGAAGACCACTGGAACGCTCTGGCTAGCCGTCTTCGTCTTCCCCGTGCTCCGCGGAAGTTCGGCTTTGCAACCCTCAACCCTGCCGGCCGAGATTGGATCTGGAAAAAGTTCTATCAGCAAGTGCAGCCTTGGCCAAAGGATGACAATAACAAGGCCCTCGCGCTGAATGGAAAGTTCTATCAGGTCCTTCACCCCGCGGAGAACACTCTTTCTGTCTGCGTAAACTCCGAAGAGAATCGAATTAGCAACGGCGGCTTCGTGGAAGACGCGTACTTCGACTCCCTGCTGCAGACCTACGGCCAAGCCTGGGTCGAGCGGTTTGTATGGGGCCAGTTCGATGACTTCAAGGGCAAAATGTTTCCTGATTTCCAGGGTGGTCTCGTGGATTGGGACAGCGCGTCGGTTCACGTTGTTGATGATTTTTCCATCCCGCGCCACTGGAACTGTATTATCCCGATCGATGTCGGCGGAGACAGTCCGTGGGCCGTTACCCCGATCTATGTGGATGAACAAGGCAATCTGATTTTGACTTCAGGCTTCCACAACCGCACGGGCCGGGTCGCGGATGTAGCGCATTGGATTAAAAGGAACACTCCTTGGAGCGACAACCGGACTACGTTTATCATTGATCCAGAGAATAAGGTAGCCACGGTGGAATTATCGGACTACCAGATATACTGTGCTAATGCTCAAAAAGAAATCAACCCTGGTCTTCTCCGTCTTGAAGGCTACATCCATGTTCAGCCGCACAGACGGCTTCCGCATTGGTATCAGGAAACACAGCAGCCCCACCGCTACCAGAAATTTGTCGGAAAAGGCTCCCCGAAATTGTTTGTCTTCAAATCAGCTGGAGTCGTTAGACAAGAACTGGATACTTGTAAGTGGGATCCGGAAAAAATAGATAAGATGTGGAAATCTTCCACTGCGCGCTTTGACGCGATCGATTCCATACGATACGGCGTAATGTCCCGACCAGACGCGTCTAAAATTGGCGGCGCAAGCGATGCTGAGTGGATTGAAATGCGTAAAAAAGATCCCGGAACCGCCGCGGAATGGGAAGCTTACGCGCGCAAAAAAGCTATCCGTCAGATGGGAAAGAAAAACGCCCTAGCGGATATGGACACAGAGGAAGCTGATTCACGGGAATTCGACCATGACAAAGGAAAGTGGAACTTCGATGGAGAGTAAACCAGATAGCATTTATGTGCAAGCCAAGCAAGCCCTGGATGAGCTCGACTGCGACCCAGGGTTCCAACGTCACGCCATCAAAGAGTTGAGCGAGGACGAAATTTGCTCGTGGTTTCTGATTACGCACAAGAGAGGACAGCCGACGTAATGCCTAGAACGCACAAAAAGTGTCCGCACGGACGGCAACGTTCCCGGTGTAAGGAGTGCAAAGGTAGTAGCTTTTGCCCGCACGACCGGCAACGGCGCCATTGTAAGGAGTGCAAAGGTAGTTCTGTTTGCGAACATGACCGGATCCGTTCCACGTGTAGGGAGTGTAA